TTGGTACCTCATGCAGTGATGTAGCAGAACGAACCAAAGATCGCCCCTGCTGCTGCCAGGGATGTGTGGGTCAAGTCTCCGGCTTGATCTGCCAAATGTAAAATTCCTGATCCGGTATCGATATTGGCAAAGAAAGCCTTATCACTTGTAACTGAACCAGCACTGCATCCAAGGGCGACGGCAATCGAGGTTGTCGCTCCAGAGGTATAGGGCAGCGTGTCTATGGTCACAGCACCTGTTCGCCCGTTCAACCCAGACCACCCCAATTGGACATTTACAATGACCAGTTTGCCAACCTTGAAGTACATCCCGTAGCGCGTACCCGTGTGCGTCACCTCTCCGCCGCCACACTTCAAGTTTGGGACAAAGGTGCTGCTGACGGGTGTAATGTCCACCGTGTCTAGAACAAGATTACCTGTTGCATCCAGCGTCATCCTTACCGCAGAATTCGTCGCCCACGCCAGCGTGTTCGCGGCAGAGAGGTACATCCCGTTGGCGGGGACGGTTGCAGAGGAGGGGATGAAGGATGCTCCTGTGACTGAACCAGTAGCGACTATCGTTGTCGATGTCGTCAGTGCCCCGGTAACTCCTAGTAATGCAGCGCTCAAATCAAGCAACTTCGTTCCGTTAACAGCGAAACCGTCGTTGTTCGCTCCGATTCGATAAAGACCAGTTCCGGTGTCTGCTGCGAGATACACTCCCGGCGCATTCACCGCACCAGCGGCGAGAGAGGCAACCCCCGTTACGCCGAGTGTGCCGCCTAAAACCGCGTTACGTGACAAGAATAAGTCGCGCGGCCTCGTCGCCCCACTCGCGCCGATGTCATAGGTCGCATCGGTGAAAAGAAGATTCCCGGTAATGGTAGGAAGAAGCGTTCCAGCCGGTAATTGCGCTGAGCACGTTTCCCCCGTACCGCCCGCATTGATCATGACTACTTTGTTGCCATTCCCAGTCAGCGCTGGTAGTTTGTCGAAGCCCGCCTCGACCAAAACAAACTCACCACGCATTGCGGATGAAGACCCGGAAGCACTCGTAGCAGGAGTACCGCTCTTGGTATAAAATTCATTGGACATGATTACCTCAATGTAGTAACGCTCGTGGTATGTAGTAGACGATCGCGCCCGAGAAAAGCGCGTCGATCATGTAGTCGGAAGCCCCTTGAATGATGAGCGACACGTTCTCAGCATCTCCACCCATGTTGTCTTCGGAAGACGAGAGACTCTTGCCGTCCCACACGAAGTTGTCCCAGGTGAAGGAGTCCCAGAAGACGGGACTAAAAGAAAGCGTCAGGTTCGTTGTTCCGGGTTGCGGTTGATCGGTGGTTGCATAGTCCAGTTCGTAGGAGAAATTGAAGGTGAAATAACCATCACCAGAAACCTCGAAGATTGCCTTAAAGAACCCCTTTTCGTATCTCGGCATCCCCAGATTCCAGTAGGGCAACATGATGTAGAAATCAATGTCGTCGCCGTCAAACGATGTGCCTTTTTCATGCTGGTACACAAAGCCGTCATCGCTTCCTGAAAAGATGGTCTCGCTACCGTCTGATTCCTCGGACGAGAAAATGCAGCGCACCTCGTCGGTGAGTTCTATCGGCATCATGCCGATCAACTTATTGCCCTCGCCGAAGGTGATATACAGAGCTGTTCCGTCCGAGAAGTACAGGCGATACTGACTCTTATCCCGGCAGATGCAGGCGGTAGTGGCTTTAAGCCGTTGCTGATTGATCCATGTTTGCAGGCAGTTGCTTATCGCGGCATAGCTAAAGTTCCCGTATTCCTGCACAGTTTGCAAGGTCGTTACGCCGCGGTCATCAAGGATGAGGGTATAACGGCCTACCTGATCGACGGTGTAGGCGTAGGCCCCCAATTCGTCACGGTAGGGCGAAAGAACCCAGTCGGCGGAACTGTTGCCGTACAGGATGGAGGTCAGATTGCGCGTGAAGATCATCAACGCTCCGCCCGTCGTCGAACCAGGCTGCTTCTTGAATGCGGTTACGTTGTCGCCCATGCCGAGTTCGGCGGCCCCCAAGACGGCACTCCAGACGTAGGGTGTCCCCGGCCCGGAATGCTGGACGGAGGCCCCGAACGAGAAAAACAGGTGTTTCTTGTGTTCGCAGACGTGCTTGGGAGCGTCCAACACCATACCTGTGTCGATCGGAACATACACGGTTCCATCAAACTCGAAGCCCTTGTTGACGCCATCTGAGCCATATACGCGCTTGGTGGCGACCGCTCCCCCGAAGTTGGAGACAACGAACTCGTAGGTGCCACCCGGAAGCAGGGTAATCGCGGCCTGGGCGGCAGAAAGAGTCAACGCCCCCGCTCCAGTCGTGGTCGCAGCCCCGGCGGCATAATTCCCGCCAGCGCGCCCCGAGATAATGAGTTTGCCGGCAGCAGTGCCAAGTGCCAGAGTCCCGGTCGTGATGACGACTCGAAGGATGGTGGCGGTCACTCCCCCTTGAGTGAGGATGTCGCCCTCGTCTACGTCGCCAGAGCCGAGCGTGAAACTGATCTGTTCATTTAAGACAACCAGCGTCCAGCCGCTCGCGCTGGATTTGTAGATCGCCGCGGCGGTCCCGGCCGCGTCATTACGAACGGCGTAAGTCACACCACCATAACGCACCACGCCGAGCACAGTTCCTGTACCCGGAACGGCTGCGATGTCCGCCCGATATACGTCCGCCGCCAGATTGGTGTAGTAGGCTTGCAGATAGGAGGTCGAGGCAGAATTGGCAAGTGCCTCCGAGGTGGCGGTAGCTTTTGTCACGCCCCCTACCTGTAGTGCTTCGCCCGACGCGAACGTGCCGACTGCGATCTTGGTCCCGATGATGGCGCCCGCAGTGACGGCAATCACGTACATCGTCGCGTGCGAGGTCAAACCAGTCACGGTATTGCCGACCGCAACGACCCCGGAAAACGTGCAGGAGATGATGGAATACTGCCCTGCCGATGGACTGGTCTGCCCATCAAAGCGCTCGTAGCCCTTGATCCTGCGATAGCCGCCTCGTATGTCACACTCGAAATTCAGCGCAGCTCGAGGTCTCCCGGGAAGGCGTTCCCACTGAGGCGTAGTCTGATCCACCCCACCAGCGAACTTGATGAGTTTGTATAGGACTCGCGGGAGGGCCGCGATGAGGTTGCGGATGTTCATGCCTACGCCAATGGCCCACCAAAGGTAATCTTCGGCAACTGATCCAACATCAGGTCGGACCACATCTTGTTCGCCTCGGCCTGCCCTCGAATCAAGGTTTCCTGCGCCACCTTGTACAACCCGTACTTCTGCATGACCTCGTAGACGACGAGCATGTGAAAGCGCGTCGGCATCTCAGGCGTGTCGGCGTCAGCAGCTAACTCTTGCGCCGACATCTGGTACTCGCCGGAAACCGTGTAGACCGCATCCGGCTTTGGTCCAAGTATGAGTTTGTTCTGCGGGTTGATCGTGCAGTAAGCCGGAGGCGCGTCGTTCTGCGCTCCGAACTTGTAGAGAGCACCGAATCTCCCCCACGCCATGAAAGGCAGCCAGCGCTCTCCAGAGACGCCGGTCGATGTCAAGTAGATTTTGGTATTGGTGCGCCCGCTTTCATCGAACGGCAGCCAGTGAGCAAAGCGCGTGATTGCTGTAGCCGTAAGACCATCGGTGCAGGAACCGTAAGCGTAGGCATCTGTGCTGGCTACGGTAGGCACGGTAAAGGTGGAGCGCAGCCAGCGCCAATCCTCGCGCTTGTTCTGGATCTCGCGGTAGGCGTCCGCCGTCCAGTTCACCATCTCATCAAGTAGCCCAGTCTGCCCGATGGCAGTCGTGGGAGTTGTGCCGGGAATCCGGCACTCTTTGACCGCGCGTTGGAAGATTTGCAGAAAGTTCATGCGTTTCCTCTGGACACAACTTCCCCGCCCCCGAAGGGGCAGGGAAATGAAAAAACCCGCATCAAGCGGGCTTCGGTGGGTGCATCAAGCGCGGTTCTCTTCGTTCTCCTATCCAACGGGTACGGCGTCCTGTATGGAAGCTCGATATTCCTTCGTCCCCAAGTGGCCGATGTCTGTCAAGGGATCCAGATAGACTTTGTATCCAAGTGCGCGAAGATCGGCGAAGAAAGCCATGTCCTCACCTTGGCGCTTGCCGTCGATCCGGTCCCAGCGGAATACGTCTGCCATCTCCGCGCCGCTCACTTCATCGAGCACGCGCGGCTTGGATGCTGCCAAGCGCAATAGCGGTTCGCGTTGAATTACGGTGAAGCCAAGGCCCATTCCAAGAACGTCGATCAGGCCCATGTCGTTCTTGACCAGGCCCGTTTCTGCTAGATACTTGACGTAGAAGGTCGGTCGGTCCAACTTGGCCGGGTAGGTCGCCCCGACGATCTCTACCAGTTTCGAGATTGCCAGTA